GATGGTGATGATGCAAAAGATAACTACAATCTAATTATGAAGTACCGTGGTGTTTCTATGCACCCAGAGGTTGATGCTGCTATTGAAGATATTGTTAACGAATCTATAAGTGGAAGTGAGCTTGAACAGTCTATTGATGTTAATACAGACAAACTAGAAGTTAGTGATAAGATTAAAAAAGTTATTAAAGAAGAGTTTGATAACATTGTTGGCATGCTCAACTTTACTGAGCTTGGCCATGACATCTTTAAGAGATGGTATATTGATGGACGTATTTACCATCACTTAGTAGTCGATGAAAAGAATCTTAAAGCAGGTATTCAAGAGATTCGTCCTATTGATGCTGCTAAGATGAGGAAAGTAAAACAGGTTAAGAAGAAAAAAGATCCAGAAACAGGTGTACAACTTATTGAAAATATTGACGAGTATTACATCTATCAAGAGAAGCCTGGAATGGCTCAAAATTCTGGCGTTAAGTTAAGTCTTGATTCTGTATCTTATTGCACATCTGGTCTTCTCGATGAAGGTCGTAGAAAGATCGTATCCCATCTTCATAAAGCATTAAAACCTATTAATCAGTTACGTATGATGGAAGACGCGCTTGTAATCTACCGTCTTGCAAGAGCTCCTGAAAGACGTATGTTCTACATTGACGTAGGTAACTTGCCTCGTGGTAAAGCTGAGCAATATATGAAAGATATTATGGCTCGCTATCGCAACAAGTTGGTTTATGATGCGAAGACTGGTGAGATTAGAGACGATCGTAAGCATCAGTCAATGATTGAAGACTTTTGGTTACCAAGACGTGAAGGCGGCAGAGGTACGGAGATTTCTTCACTGCCTGGTGGCCAGAATCTTGGTGAGATTGAAGATATTATCTATTTCCAGAAAAGAATGTATCGTTCTCTGAATGTTCCAATTAATAGACTTGAGCAAGAAGCACAATTCAGCTTGGGTAGGTCTACTGAGATCAATAGAGATGAGTTGAAGTTCCAGAAGTTTATTGACAGACTACGCACAAGATTCTCTATCCTATTCTATGATATTCTTAGGAAGCAACTTATTCTTAAAGGTGTCATTGCTCAAGAAGATTGGGATTTGATGAAGAATGATATTACTCTTGACTTTGTTCGTGATAACCATTTCTCAGAACTTAGAGATGCGGAACTGTTAAGAGAAAGATTGCAAACACTTGATCAGATTACCAACTATGTTGGTGAGTACTTCTCTAAAGAATGGATTCAAAAGAATGTTCTTCATTTTTCAGATGAAGATATTGAAATGATTGGTAAACAAGTAGCTGGTGAAGAGCCACAAGAAAACGAAGAGCCGCAAGAGAGGGACTAATGGCTATTTCAAAGGCAAGAGATATTGCTACCAGAATTGGAAAGGCAGTAGCTGCAAACACTATTTCAGCAACAGGTACTATTGATACTGGTACTGATTCTGCAGGTACATTATCTTTAGTTGGTATTGATGGTATTGTAAGGGAACATAGTCATACAATAAGTAGTAACTTCACTTTAGATTCAGCAAAGAATGGATTAGTAGCAGGCCCGATCTTTATTGATAGTGGTGTCACAGTTACAATTAACGATAGCGCAACATTGGTGATAGCATGACTAGTACAATTAAAGTAGATTCTATATTCAAAAGAAATAATTCCTCGATGGACCTTATGAATGGAATTGCAAAGCACTGGGTAAATATTGATGGAGATGCAACAACTCCTGCTAACAAAGAGTCTTTAAACTCTTCATCTATTACAGATGTATCAACTGGAATACATACTAGTAACATTACCAGTAATTTTACCAATGCTAATTATAGCGGTTCGACAGCATCAAGTGGTGAATGGAATGGCACGCGCCACTGTAATGCTTACTTAGGTGATGGTGTAGCTGGATTTGGTAGTCCAACAGTTTATGCAGTGCAGACAACATCAACTCAAGGATGTATTGTTTCAGCACAATTTGATGGTGGTCAAAGAGATGACGCACATTCTGTAAGATTTGTAAACTTTGGAGATCTGGCATGAGTTCAACAAGTTTACAAAGTTCTGGTGGTCAACTACTAAGACCTGGAATGTGCGCTTTTTCAGTTTATCTGGATGATAAAAAAACTGCGTTCAACGCTGCAAACGCTGCGACTACAGTTCCGTATAATACAAATGGAACAGTTTTGTTTGATAGAAATAACGACTTTGATATATCAAATAATAAATTTACAGCTCCTGTTACTGGTTTATATATGATGAACCAGGCTGTAAGAATAGATGATCTCACAGTAGGTAAATATGTAGTTACAACTTTGATGGAACCTGGATATTCCGGTAATGGTGGTGCTGATAGTGAACATGCATCTAGGACAGTAGAGGATATAATTTATTCACAAATGTATGATGGTTTTATTGCTTCGAATACAAGCCTTAACACTCTTAAAGCTAGTAACTTGATAGAACTTCAAGCAGGACAAGAAGTAAGACATATTATATATGTGCAAGATGACACGTCTGTTACTTTAAATGACAGGGTCACTTCGTTTAGCGGATATTTAGTGGGGTAACTATGGGGAAAGGTAAACTTATTGCAGATACTATTCAACACAGTACTGTGGGATCTATATCCACTGAGTATGTTGTTGAGGGAAGTGCAAAACAATGGTCTTCTAATACCATTAGTAGCAATACACATACTATACAGGATAGTTTCAACACAAGTTCGTTAACAGATGATGGTGATGGTAGAACGGATATTGTATTTACGAATAATATGAACTCCAATAGATACGCAGCAAATGCAACTTGTGCTGTAAACGCATCACAATTATTTGCACATCTTGGATCTAACACATTAACAGCCACTAACCATTTTCGGGTAAATACAGCAACTAGTGGAGGAACAATAACAGATTATGATATCATGTGTACTTCTGTACATGGAGATCTTGCATGAATCTAAGTGAGTTACACTTATTTGATAGATTATGTTGGGCCAAAGAAAATCTTGAAAAGTTTCACACTGAATATGTAATAGTGTATGAAGAAGATATTGATGAAGCAGCAAAGGTAGTGAGTCCAGATTCTAATTGGATGGCTTGTGCATTACATGGAGGAATCTTACCACCTGTTTGGGTATATCACGAATTGGCAAAGGATGAAGCACAACCAGGATTTGTAAACCACACTAGAGGGCATCTATTACATGAAACGGAACCAATGGGTCCATTAACTGAAGAAGAAGCAATTGAATATTTGGTTATGAAAGATGTACCACAACATGTTTGGAGAACATGGAATGATGGTAATAAACCAAAGATGGTAATTTGTAGAAGAGAACAGTTGCCGCAAACAAGACAATGGAGAAATGCGTGGCGCATTTCAGAAGAACTTAGCGTAGCATAGGAGATATAGAATGGCTACAATTATTACTGATAAAGACGGTAATGTCATTAATTCGTCTGATGCCACTGTTCCATCGGATCGCCATTTTAGAAATGCGTGGTCTTTAAGTGGCAGTGTTATCTCAGAAGATTTAGCAACCGCTAAAAATATTTTTAAAGATAAAATTAGATCTGTACGTACACCATTACTTGAAGCAGAAGATGTTGCTTATATGAAAGCATTGGAAGCTGATGATGCATCGGCAAAAACGGCAGCTGTAAATAAAAAGACGGCTTTGCGGGATGCTCCAGCAGCTAGTGCTATTACAAACGCAACTACTATTACTGAGTTGAAAAACGCTTGGGATAGCGATTTACTAGGATCATCCCCATTTGTATAAGGGAACAAAATAGATGACGATAGCTAGAGACATTGCAAGGGCACTTGGAAGTGCAGTTAGTAATAATAATGTTAAGTCCGATGGATCATTCGGATCGACAAATGTAAATGTATACACTACAATTGATGATGTTCCACTTACAGGTAATCTCACTGGATCATATGCATTTGTTGACTCAGGTGAACAAGCAGATAGACTTTATGCTTGGTCTGGCAACGGTTGGCGAAGCGTGGGACTAGGGAGCATTTTGAGCGATTAATGGCTGAATCACTTAACAGAAAAATTGCTAGACGATACAGTAAAGCTGTTACTCTTGATAATTTTAAATCTGATGGTACACTAGTTGCTACAGCGCGTGTCTATGATAGTACTGTCGATCTTCCTACTTCAGGTATTGCAGTAGGAGCACAAGGATATGTGTCATCTAACCAAAGGCTGTACATTAGAGGTACAGGCGGCTGGTATAATGTTGCAACGATCAATAACACCCCGACTATCAACTCTGTACAAACTGCTGGTGGAGATTCTTCGCCATTCACGCTAGCAATTGATGGCACAACAACTACTGTCATAACAATTAACGCAACAGATTCCGAAGGGTTCCCCATCACATTCAGTGCCGTTACTGATGTAGGCTTTGATAGTATTGCTACAGTGTCACAAGATTCCTCAGTGTTCACCATTACACCTTTTGGTGAAGATTCTGCCGGCACAGCTACATCTGGTACATTAACATTTAAAGCAACAGATGGTGTCAATATTGCAAGTGAAGTTGCTACATTTACATTGACATTTAAAGTTGAAAATTGTAATTTTACAACTTTGTTGTTAAAAGCATCAGGTAATAATGGTACTAATGTTAATATCGACGATGCATCCAACAACCACACAATTGCTGTAAACGGTAACGCTGTGGCGCAATCATTTACTCCACATCATCCTGGAGGTTATAGCACTTACTTTGATGGAAATGGAGATTATTTACAAGTAGCTAGTTCTTCTGATTTTGCATTTGGTTCAAATAATTTTACAATTGAATTTTGGGCTTATCCAAGAACCATATCAATAGCAGCAATACTTGATCCACGAACTACAGATAACCAAGCTGTCCCATGGATTGGCTTGAGAGATACGGGTTATTTTTATTACTATGTGTCTGGAAATAATAGAATTGAGGGAGCAACCGGATCTGTTACTACTGATAAGTGGTATCATGTTGCAGTGTCTAGATCCTCAGGCACAACAAAAATGTTCGTTAACGGTATACAAATTGGAAGTGACTACAGTGATAGTACACCATACGTGCAAGGCGGTCCATGGCGTACCGGTACAAGATACAATGGAACGACACTTCCTTACCATGGATATATTAGAGATTTTAGATGCATTAATGGTACAGCTCTTTATACTACTAACTTCACACCTCCTACTCAACCATTGACTGCAGTTACAAACACAAAATTACTTCACAGCCATCTTCCATATATTGATGACGGCTCCACCGCGGTGGCTAGTAATAGAAAAGTTATTACTGTATCCGGTAATACCGGTACTCAAAGAATTGGGCCTTATGATCATTTAAGATACTCTGCTTCTACTCACGGAGCATCTGTATATTTTGATGGTAATGGTGATAAACTAACAACTACAGCTGATACCCAACTGGCTGCTGATAACGGTAGTTTTACATTAGAAACGTGGATTTATCCTACAGCAGATACTAACTATCCTATGATTGCTACGATGGGAACAAATGGCGCCAATCACAACTTTGCTTTCTATTGGCATCCTACAACTAAGCGACTAATGTTTGAAGCTGGTGGTGGCAATTGGTCATCAACAGTATATACTACTAATACAGATTATGGCTTTGTTAAATTCAATCAGTGGCAACACGTTGCAGTTGTATACGATACTAGTAATAATTTAACAATATATAGAAATGGTAGGATAGCATTTTATCAAGCATCTGCAAATGTTCCAACAGGTCATTCAGGTACGTTCAACATAGGCACATATATGGATACAAATGATTATCCAATTACTGGTTTTCATTCTGATTTTAGGATTTCGCAAACTGCTATATATACAAACAATACAACATTTATACCTCCAACTGCTCCCTTGAACAGTAGCTCAGACACCGGACTCCTTACATGCAATGATCAGCCAAACATTTTTAATGCAGCAGGAATCACTAATCCAGTAAAATTAAATGGTGATGCCAAATCATCAACTACTCAAAAGAAAAATGCATCAGCTTCTATGTATTTTGATGGTACAGGCGATTATATCAGCTTTTCTGATGATGCCTCGGCCCACTTCTCGACGTTAGAAATGGGAAGTAAAGATTTTACTATAGAAGCGTGGGTTTATGTAAATGCACATAAAAACACTAATTACATTTATTCTTACAGTTACCCATATCAGTTTACTATAGATGCTAATGGCCATTTAGAAAGTTATTTTAATAATACAGACAATTTCTCTACCTATATTACGGTACAAGGATCAACTTCTATATCTACTAGTACATGGACCCATGTTGCTGTAGTTAGAAATGCAGGTACTTTCACGCAATTTGTCAACGGAGTACAAGATGGAACTACTACTTCTACTGAAACATTAGCAGTTCCAAGTAACGCCGGCTATAACCCAAGAATCGGTGATTGGGGAGCAGGAAGTTATTCATTTAATGGTTATTTAGAAGATATTCGAATTACAAAAGGTCTTTCTAGGTATCCGTTTATTCCAGCAAAAGAAACCCTTACTGCAATTAGTGGTACAGATTTACTCGTTGCTCATGCTGCAACTATTACAAATGGATCGTCTAATTCAATTGCAGTTACAGCATATGGTGATGCTGCAGTATCTTCATTTGCTCCAAAATTCGGAATGTATTCTGTGGTATTTGATGGAGCAGGTGATTATTTAAAAACTGCTTCTAGTTCCAACTTAAATTTGTATAATACAAATTTTACAATAGAAGGTTGGTTTTATGCTACGGCTCCCGCTGGTAACGAACACATTTGGTCATCTTATATAGAT